CCACCAAAAGCACCCGCATCTACCGCTGATGCATTCAATTGATTTTGTGCTATCTGTCCTTGTCTACCAATTTCATTTGTAACATACTGTTGATAAGGATTTAAAAACTGTCCTATGTTTGGATTTGCCATTCCAGATTGAAGTGATCCTATACCTAAATTAACTGTACCTGCGCCAACTCCTGTTTGGCCTGCTTGAGTTATACCAGCTTGTTCTAAAGGAGAAATACCTGCAACTTGAATTCCAGGTACGTTAACTGGACTTTTAGCTAGGTTAGCTGCTTCATCATATAGAGCTAATTTTCTAGCCTCTACTCCAGGTGCCTCTCTTGCAATAGTTGTTTGTGTACCAGAGCCAGAACCTCCACCACCTCCACCACCAAGATATTGTTTCAATCCTGTAGTAGGGTTAATACTTCCTTGTCCACCAACACTTTTTAAAAGTGTGGATTCAAATTTATTTATATGAGCAAGTTCAGTATCTCCACCAATACCCTTACCTGATATATCTTTATATAACTCTTTAAATAGTTTTAGTTTTTCTTTTATATTTAATTTTTTAATACTAATCATAATTCTTTTTCTACTTGAACATGTGTTGCCACATATCCTTTTTGTTTAAATAAAGGTACATAACCTGGTCTTGAAAAGATTTCCATTTTTTTGCAACCTTGTTCTTTAGCCCACTCAGCAACTTTATCAATTTGATCAAACCATTCTTTGTACCTTTTACCAGTAACGATCTTAGCATCACAAACTTTATAGTTAGGATACTCTCTAATTTCAGTGACCCCCACACATAAAATTTCGTTACTATCTGTAATAGCCAACCAAAGTTGCATAGTGCCTTTTTTACAATACTCTTTAACATGTTCTTCACTTATAAACCCTCCTGCTCTTATGCAAGCTTTGTGTATTAATTCTTTTGCTAGAGGCCATACTTTATCTACCTCTTCTTTACTGAACTGTATTAGTTTGGTTGTCATTAACTAAATCATAAATTCTTTTTAATTTTTTTTGTTGATCATAAAAATAATCAGCTCCAGCTTTCCTCATACTTTTATAACTTTTAGGATCTCCACCAGATAATATACCTGCACCTAAGACTGCATCTGCACGTGACACAAACTCTCCATCAGCTAATTGTGCTAACATAGTGTCTTCATCTTTATCACCATTACCAGCTCCGTCTTCAACGTAGCCTTCTGCTCTTACATAATTATTATAATCGTTTTCATTATGATCTGTTTTAGATGGTAAATAGTTTACACCACCCTTGTTAAATTTTGGTATCGCAGTTGCAAGTCCACCTTGATTTGCATAAAACATATCTGATCTAATTGTTTCATCCATTGTAGGTCTTGTATTAGTTGCAGGAGCAAAAGCACCATCTAACTTAGCGGATTGTTCCTCATATGCTTTTTTATAATCTGCTTCTGTATAACCTGGTATTGTACCATCACCCTCGTCATCTCCACCTAGTAAAGGAAGTACACTAGAAGCTAACATTGCTGTTTGAAGTGGATTATCTTTTGCTTTACCTAACAAGCTAGATACGATTCCTTTTTTAGCACCTTCTGTTCCTGCGCCAATTACTGATTCAGATAGTGGTGAACTTTTTGCTATTTGTTGTACTACTTCTGGATTCATAAATTGTTTACCATAAGTAGCAGATTGAGGTATTGTTTTTAAACCAACATCACCAAAAGTTTTTGGACCACCCATTCCTAAAAAAGATTGAGCACTTGATAGTGGAGCACCTGTAAATGTTGATCCCCCTACTCCTGCAGCTCCTAAAGCATAGGCTCCGCCACCTATTAAAGCTGCACTCGCTAGTGCTTTTTTAGTTGATTTACCTCGAAGTTTTTGTACGCCAAATGTGGCTAGTGCTAATGTAAATGGATCCATAGTCTAATTAATTAATTATAGACAATATTACCATTTTACTTGGTTAGTTTCAACTCATCAGCAAAACGTCCTTCATACATATGCTCTCCTACATGGACTATAGTATCACCAACAAAGGCATAACATTTACCACCTATATCTTTCCAAAGCTTACAGAATGAGAAATCTTCTCCAAGATAAGTCTTAGTCTCAGGGTCGTGGATCGTGTCGAAAAAATTCCACATGTGTGGCTTATCTACATACTCACCATTAATAACAGTCTTTTGTACAATAGACTTTTCTGGATAAGCTTCTATCATCTTATCTATTACAGATCTTTTAATTAACATACACCCTGTTGGACTGTGTGTTACTTCCATAACACCATTATCAACTTTAATATTCTTATCATCCTTTACTCTCATAGGGTAAGTATTAAATGCTTTTTTAAGATCATTGATTGTTTTAATTTCATTATTATTTATACGATCCATGACTTTATCCCACATCATTGTTTTTAAAGGATAAGGTATAGATAAAATATCTTTATCTCTATCAATCATTTTAATTATAGATTTTGCATTAAAATATATATCAGAATCAATAAATAACATATGGGTATAATTAGACTCTAAAAAACCTGCAACACATAAGTTTCTACCTTGAGTAACTAAAGAAGATTTCATTAACTGAAATGTTATCTTTATCTTTTTTTCAAAAGCAAGTTTTTGTAATTCTAATAATGCTTGAGTATAATGTATTGAACACTCACTGTGTACAGGAGTAGCAACAAATATAGAATATGGTTTAATTTCTTCATTACTTGAATTACTTTTCCATAAAGGTGCTATAGCTTTATCAAAAGGTTTTGAATCTACTTTTAATTCTTTAAGTGTTTGGTAAGTATCTTTATTTATTGTTTCTTTCACTTATGGCTCCTTTCAAAAAGCTTGTCCATTCCATTCCTTTTTTTTGCCAACTATAAAATCTTTTGTAATAGTTTTGTTGTTCCTTTAAATGATCTTGTATAAAATCTTCATGTAAATATTTAGCAGCAGTTTTAATAGCATCTCCTGTAGCTATAGCCATTGTTTCATAATTATTTGTGTAGTTTACATACACAGGCCATTCTGCACATGTTTCATATAACGCTCCAAAGTTATTTGTAATTACATGCACACCAGAAGCTAACGCCTCTAAAGCTGAAGCACAAGAAGTCTCTTCAAATATAGATGGATAAACAAACATATCGTAGTTAGGCATCATCTCTCTAATATATTCATTTGGTTTATAACCAATATAATTTACATTAGATAATTTTTCTGCTTGTTCATATAAAGGTTGAAACTTATCATCATTATGTTTCTTAAATTCATCACCATAGACTTGCGAAGAACTATACACATCTAGTATAATATTGGGGTCTTTTACTTCCTGCATTGCACGTAGTAAAACATTTAAGCCCCTCCAAGGAGTACAGTGATGTATAAGTTTTATAGGATCTCCCTTCTTATAAATTTTTCTTATTGGAAAATCATCAATACCATTTTTTATAACAATACTTCTTTCAGTTGGTATATCAAAAAAATATCTAAACTTTTCATAATTCCAATGACTATTAAATACATACCAATCATAATCATTATGTCTGGCTTTATTTGTAAAAAATTCTTGCAAATTATTTTGGTCCCAAGAATTCTTCTGCCAAAGTATATTTATTTTATTTGGATCTATTGGTACCTTACCAGGTATAGATGTACAGATTTGAAATTGATCTAATAAATCTTTTGAAACATGCTTATAAAGCATCTCCATCTGAATTTCAGTTGCGCCTCGAGGTTGCATTATTTTTTTGTGGCGGCTCCCATAGTAACTTTAGTAACTTTAATTTCAAGGTCTTGTCTAAAGTCATCCACAACAGTGTCAGTATTGGGATCAGCAACATCATTATCAAAATCAACTTTACTAGCATATACTTTACCAGTTCTTTTGTGTTTAATAATTTCTTTTGCTTCCGCTGGTATTTTAATTATATCACTCATTATTGTCTACGTCCTTGTCTATTATATTTTTTATTATGTTGCAACTTCTTTTTTTTATTAAGGCTTTTACAATGTCTTCGAGGTCTTTTTCTAGGTTGGTCTCTTTCAAGAAATTCTTTAAATTTTCTAGCCATTTTGATCGTCTCTGTTTATCTCTAATAAACTAATCGTAACGTCTGGTCCAGTAATATCTGATAGCATTTTTAATATATCATTCTCTTGTAAGATTAGTATGGTGGTGATAAATTCATGATTAGCATCTGCAGCTATAGTTTTTTTACTGTAAAAATAAGTAGACCCTGAAGTAATTTTAATTGTTACAACCGCATCTCCAGCACCTTCATTATAAACATGAATAGATTTAATTAATGATCTAGTATTACTTGCCGCTGTATAAACACTTTGTTCAGTACCTGATATTAAATCTGTATTTATTTTTTTATATATATTAGCCATAAAACCAAGTAAACCTTTCTACTTCTTGTTTTAAATCTTCTTGAAAAGAAGTATTTAATTGATTTTCGACTGTTGCAAGTGCTTGGTTAATTTGTCTAAAGCCTTCCGGTGTATATTCTACTGGAGGCTCGGGAATGTAAACATTTATTTTAGCCATTATCTTCTTCCATCTGGGTTTACGTCTGCTCTAAATGTACCAAATCTCCAAGTTTCATTTACTTCAGTATTTTGTATTTTTATATTAGCAAGTCTTCCCCTTGCTCTTGTATCAATTTTTTCTGTTGTTGAGCTTATAGTAAAAGGTCCTAATTGTGAAGAAGTTCCAGAGTCAACGGGAAAGTTTTTTAAGAATATAGTTACTATTGCATTACCTTCTAAATTTTTAAAGTCTGGTAAAAATCTACTTAGTCTTAACATAAACTGTCCATCTCCTTGTGTAGGTAAATCAAAATCTCCTGATTGTATGTAAGCAGGTATTGCTGTTTCTGTTCCACTTAAAGCAACTTTATTATTACCTATTTCATGAGCAAAATATGTAGAGGCTCCAAATTTATTAGTAGCACCACTTAAATTTGTAACACCTGGAATTTGTGTTGAGTCGTATTCAGTTGCATAAGGGTTATCATAAGTACTAGCATCTGCATATGAACTCCTAGCTAAGGTCATAGTAGACCAATTATTTTCAACATAATTATAAACAACAGACCTGTTTGTTTGTACTGCAGGATCATTTGTTGGTTTACCTGATGGGTAAAACCAAATAATTTCATTAAATAAAGAATTGTGAGATGCGTAAATAATTTCGTTTGAAGCATAATTTACTCCTTCATTTGATCCGGTAGTCGTGAATACAAAGTCTTCAACAAGCGATGGAAGTAATTTGACCGTACCATCAAATACAAAGAAACCTCCTCCTGCCCCCATCCAAAATACTTTACCATCCGCATAAACAACAGCATGTTGTCCAATACATCCACAGTTAGAACCAACTTGCCTAATAGAAAAAGTAAAGGGAGGTCCTACAAACTGCATAGTGTAGGCTGCTTGATCTGTTAAAATTAAATTATAGTCCTTACCAGAAACTGCAGCTACAATTTTATTTCCTGTATCAAGTCTAAAAGTTCCTGCTGTATTAATTGAAGTAGGTTGGTAAACACTAAAATTTTCTTGATCACTAAATCTTATAAACATAGGATCTTGTGTAGTAGTATCTCCAATAGTTGTTTCTGTTCCAAAATGTACTACATGTCTATCTCTATCAGAAGTAATAGTAAGTCTTGTTGCAGTTGGAGCACCCGACATAATAACTGCTCTTTGCTCTAATGGATTTGATACACCAGGATTCCAAACAAATGTTTTACTATCCTTTACAGTAGCAATTAATTGTTCACCAAAATTGTCTAATGACCAGGTTCCTGGATCTAGAATAACACTAGAACTAAGTGAGGCTGAACCCCAAGTAAGTCGGCTCCATGTACTTGTACCCCAACCATAACCGTATGTTTGAATTGTTGGACCAATATTTTCGTAAGGATTTATAGTAGCCCCTCCTGCAGTAGACATTCCTGTCCCTGTTTCAGTTGTTGGCATTTTAATTGTAAACGAGTTTCCGTTTGGAACT